GAATCCAAACCGTCGTCGAAAGTGACTGGCGCGTTGTTTAGAGTTTGTAATGCCATTTTTTAATTATTAGGGATTAGTTTTAATACATCCGCAACCTCCTGTTCGGATGCCTCTTTTTTTGTTGTAACCGTTCCTTGTGCGCCGCTTGGGTTGTCGTTGCCTAAGATACTGAGTTTGTTGTCCTCTGCGTACTTTGTAAAAGCCCCCGACAATTCCGTGATGTTTTTCTCGAACTCCTCCTCGGTCTGTGGGGTGTACCCGCGTCTCATGAAGTCTGGGATGTTTTTTACCCTTTCATCCGAATTGAACCTTTCTGAAAGCGACTTGTGCTGCTGGCCTTTCTCGAATCCGTTGACCTTTTCTGACAACTCCTGATTCTGCTTCAATAAAGCCTTAGCCCATTCGGGCGTATCAGAAGGTAGTTCAATCTTGTCTTGCGGTTTCGGGTCGTCAGTCGGTTTGGCCGGTTTAGCCTTAGCCTCCAAATCCCTGATCCTGTCGTCATTTCTGGCGATTTCTGAAAACGGGTTGTAGTCGTCTGCTATTCCAATTGCCTCGTCGATTGCCGAATCGTCAGCATCATCGTTTAATTTCTTGATTAGTCTTGCCGAAATCTCGTCAAGCCGTGCGTTGGATAGATTCGTCTTAGGATGTAGTGCCTTAATCCGGGCTATCACTTTAGCTTTGTCAATACTCATAATTTTAGAACGTTTAAAGTTTGATGTAAAAATAACGCGTTTGTTTGGCATTTATTAACAAAAAAGAAACCCGAAATTTGGTATATTGTGGATAAGTTGTATATTAGCGGATAAATAAAACAACATAAATCATGACCATTCACTTTAAAAACGGAGAAACAAAAGAGATTTCTGATTTGGTTGCAGATATCTTAAAAAACAGAATATTAGAAGGAGCAGCAAAATTTCAGATATTCATGAACGAAAAAAAGGAAGCTTCTCTTTTCATAAACATTGAGGAAATTGTTTATATCGACTAAAATGACAAACCTAGAAACTTGCACCAACTTACGACAACGCAACAAAAGTGAATCAGAGTTTAAGATTTACACGCGAATTGACCCGTGTATGCGTCAATCAAAATTCAGCCGAAAACTTACAGATATTGAAAACGGATTGGCCAAGCCGATTACGGTAATAAAGTTCTTCGGTCTTTTCGGCTACGTTGGGGATTGGAATAATTTTGAAAGGAAGGAGGTATGAAACGACCTGCATTGAATCAGAAACAGCGCGACGAGATAATCAAAGACACGTACGAGGGTGCTTGTTTGAACGTTTGGCTTCAAAAGGAAAAATGGATTCTAGAATTGTGCGAGGGTAAATATTGGATTACGAAACTTTGCATTCGTCGTGCCGTGAATAAAATTAAAATCAAGTAATATTTACTATGGATGTGTTTCTACCTAACTCCTCAATAGTCTTCTTCGGATCATCAACCAAAGGGTTCTGATACACCGCATCCGATACGGTCATTATACCGCCTTGTACCGCTGAAACAAGCATGTTAACCTTATCTTCGTCCCCTCCAATCCTAAAGAGGTCGTAATCTGCCTTAATGCGTAATCCTTCACCTCCTTTGCACTCTGGGTAGATGTTACACACAGCAGAAACCAAGAAGTTCAACCGTCTTTGTATGCCCAGCCCATAAACCCCACGCTGCATATTCTTTGCGAATGTGTGCGGCGCGGTGAGCATCCTGTCCATAATCGGACCCGAAAGCTGACCTGACATTTTCGTGAACTCGTGGAAATCGGCCTGCATCGTCATCTTGAAGATATCGTCGTTGTTGTTTTCCATTTCCAGTTTTACCGAATCCGGTGCTTTGGTATCCGATACAAATTTAAGGTCTGCACCCTCCTCGGCCTCCAATACCTTACCCGTTTCTCCCTTGGCAGAAAAACCCTTTATTTTTCCGGTCGCCAACAGCATAGGGCTTCCCGTGTAGTCATTCTGGTCGGAGTGGTTTGACTTAAGAATCTCCTGGCGCTCGATTGTTGGCTGTGCATTTTCCCAAATTGGCTTGTCAATCTGGTAGTATATTACGGGAATCTTTCCGTAAATCAATGGGATACTGTCAACTTGGTTGGCTTCATCGGATAACGGAACGAACGGCACCAATATCCAATCGTAACCGTATTCTTTTCGGTAACGTGTGAGTTTGTCCTCAGTATACACATCAAGGTGATGTACGGTAAGCCTGTTGCTTACAGTGGTGTACGAACGGGCGAACGCAATAAGGTCTCCGTATTCGTCAAATATTGGTATGAGTTTGTAACCCGACTTTGGGGAATAAACATTGCATTTCAGCTTTACGGACGGAGGTGTTGTGTTGGTCTTCTTTGTATACCAAATCTCTGCCACCTCAGTTTCAGAGTACAACGCATGCCCAATCTTGTTATTCACGAAGTCCAGTTTCTCATCCTGCCAAATTTCCAGTATCCTGTCGTATGCCGCCTGCTGTGCCTCACTCTGTGGATTTGCTTTTAGAGATATGTTTCCACCCGTTAGGAATGCATTTGCGGTATTGGTCAGCAATTGCTGGTATGCCAATGCTATACGTGTAACCGGTATAGTGGATGCGTAAACCTCCCCTGTTGGCTCTCCGGTGCTCATGTCAACTCGAGGCAGGTAAACGGTCTTGTCGCTGCGGATTGCGTTGTTGTTTACCTCGTGCTTCTTCGGGTTGTATTCGTTCTCGTACTTTATCGCATCGTAGTAGCTGTTATGGCACTTGAATATTTCAGGAACTAACACGGTCGGCTGTCTAAGGTTTTGCAACAGGAAATCAATATCCATAATGAAGTGGTTTTGGCAAAGTTATAAAAAAACCATTACTATTGTTAATTATTTTAGAAGGCTCCTGACCAATTGGCCGTTGGCTGTTTTTTCCCGTTGGCGTATTCGGTGAATTCCTTGTTGAATGCCGAACACATGAGATAATCGAACAAATCCGAATAATGCCCCCACTTCTGGAATACAACGCCTGTTGTAGGGTCTTTTTCAGTTTCCTTGTGCTTGGTTCCGTCAGACGCCTCCTTGATGCTCATAAGGTCAGCAATGGCTTTCTTGCAATTCTCACCGATAACGACTGAAACGCCCCCGATATTGTTTTCAAGGACGGTATTTAGCCAATTCCCACGCATTGCAACGCTGGGGTTCGATGTCAATACCCTGTTCACTGGCCGGAATTGTTTCAGGTAATCCTCAATAAGCGTGTAGAAATTATGCCCTTTCTCCAATTTTGTATCCGATTTGTTGGCCGTGGCATCCCCGTATATAAACATTCCGCTGACGTGGTTCTGATATTTCCTGACTATTTCAGAACAAACCGACTTAACAGTATTATTCGGTGTTACACCTGCTATTTCGTCAATCATGTACACCTTTTTGCCTTCCATCTGGAATATACCGCATGGAAGGTAAGGGTTAACGTTATCGTCCCAAGAAATATGTAGTGGCAGGTTTTGGTTGTAATCGGCATATCCAACATGCTTGGCCTTATCGAAGCATTTGTAGAACTCACCCCCCGACTTGCTGAACGGGCTTCCGTAAATAAGCATATCCTGCAATGAGCCGTGCATGTTGGCCTTTTGGTTCTCTATGTAATTGTTCGGAAGGTTCTCCCTGTTCAGGTAGGTACTGCTTATTGTAACGAATTTGTTGCCTATTGACTTCTTGAAGTAGGTGGTTTCGGAAAATATCTGCTGGTTTATCTCGGATTCGTAATCATCAAGGGAAAACCACTCGTTAAGCCAAGGTATCTTTGCGGGCGATGTGAATATGTACAATGGGTTGAATGAGGTTGCTCCAATTCCATCAGATGTCAATCGCCCCAACCCGTCAACATACATCCCCATCTGTCGCAATCTCCCAACAATAACCTCCTTTACCGCGGATTCCTTCGTGTCCTTTGTCTCGTCCAATATTCCCCAACCGACCTCCATGCCGTCAATGGCCTTGTAGTTATCAAGGGATCCGATGAAAATAACCATTCCGTTGTCGAAGGATATGATATTGTCGTAGCTGTCAAAGTTGTGAGTGGACGTGTCGAAATGTGTTGGCGGTCGTCGACTTATGACGTAGCATCCGATACCTGATTTTGGATTATACTCGTTCATGCCGAAGCTGTCCTTCCACACCTCGCGAACCCTGAACAATGTGGATTTGTTCAACTGGCTGTATGTGTTGGCGCAGATGATGCCCCTGACTGTCGGAAAATTGGATATGAATGTAGCGGACACCAATCCGGCGCAGTGGCTCTTTCCGGATCCCTGTCCCCCAAGAAAAAGGTTTACTGATTGCCTGCTTGTTAGTATATCGTATTGTGGCTTTGAGGGTTTTACAACCATCATTCGGGATTATTCGGGTTGATTATGAGTATTGAAGGAACAGAAGATTGTATTTTATCGCCGCCTGTGGTGTGGTCTATTTTTTCGCCATACTTTTTAGGATTCATCTTTGACAGCGCCCATTTTAAAGCGTCTACTTTTAGTCTCCTATGACCAAGCATATCACCCTTTGAAATCTCTGTCTGTCCATTGCCTTTTTCGGTAATAGTCTCTCCTTCCTCTGTTGTATAAGCAATATGTAGAAGCTCATCAAAAAGAAAATCAGCTCTTAATGTAGTGGCTCGCGCGTATTGTTTCGATTTTTCTTCAGACTCATCTAACCATATAAAAAATGTAGAGCTTGAAGGCATATTTTCATCCTCTAAAACAGAGCGCAAAGACCTGCCCTTCTCTATTTCAGAAAGGATATATTCAAAGGATTGTTTTTTTTGTTCTTCACTATACGCCATTCTCTACATTCAATATGTTATTTAAGCAAGACAAAAGGTCGTTTATATCTGATTCAAAAGAATTGAACCATTCGCCCTTAATTATATTCATTTTGAAGACGTCTAAAACTAATTCCTCAAGACTATAAACATCTTTAAATTTAGAACAAAACAAAACTTCTAATTCAAAAGGATTAGCGGCTTTCAAATCTAATATTCTTCTTTTAGGTTTTTTGCTAACACCGACTTTGTAAATGTCAAATCCCTTCATTTTTAAAAGATACAGATGTCCGTCTGGGAATTTTGCAGAATTTACTTTTCTAGCGTTTAATTTACGATATTCCTGATTCTCTGGGTTGAGATTCTTTACATGTTTTGAAGTAGTTGTATATCTCGCCATAATCCCAAAAGTATATTATTATTTCTTAATGTGCAAGTTAAATTTAAAAAAGTGTTGGAGCATTGATAATCTTAGCGCATCTTTCGTTTGACATATCTACATATTTTTTCTCGATATCAAACGCGATGAAGTTGCGTCCTTCCTTTGCCGACATTGCGCATTCTGTGCCGCTGCCTGCGAATGGAACTACAACGAGGTCGTTGGGTCTTGAGCAAGTAAGTATCAATGCCCGCGTTAGTTTTTCTGGTTTGCAGGTGTCGTGGTCGTATTGTCCTGTCTTGTGCCCCTCTTGGGAAAACTCCAACACCTCTTCAAATTTATTTGGATTGTAAAAGAAACGCCTTTGATTTTCGTATTCTTTCCTTAACTGTTCATATTCAATTCTTAAAAACTCATATTCATTTTTTAAATCAAAATATTCTTTGCTTAAGTATTTATTATTTAAATATTTTTTAATCTTTAAATATTGTGACTCTGTAATTACATTATCTCCATTTAGCCAATTAGAAACACAGCCAGTCAATCCGCCTGTTGATGATGGGAAAAGTTTTGAAATCTCTTTGTTTGTTACTTTTGCTAATTTAAACTCCGATTTTAAATATATGGAAAATGGATTTAAATGTTTTATTTCTTCATTGATTCTTTCTAGTCCCGTCATGTCCAAATCATTAGAATACATCAATAAACGCTCATTGTGCGTATTAAAAGTCCTTGCCAAATCAGGCGAATAGAATTGATACTGCATAGAATCTATTTTTCTCCAAACCAAAGAATTTTCTAATTCAAAGTATTTATCCAAAATGATTTGTGAGTATGCTATTTTTCGTTTATCTCCCCACCAAAACAATGTCCCGTTGTCCGCCAATATCCTTTTACACTCTACCGCCCATTTTTCAACATCAATCAGATAATCATCGAATGATTTCCAAATGAAATCGAAATCTCCTTTCACCTCAAAGTACGGCGGATCTGCGATTATCAGTTGAGCGCATTTGTCGGGTAGGGTATTGTCCAAAAAGTTTATGTTGTGTACTTGGTTTATCATCTCTTCTTAATTTCACTGTTAATCAAATATCCCTCGCAGAAGGGCATGTAGTCGCGACTCTGAAACCACGTAATGCTCCCATACTCACCCGTATCGGTGTATTTTATATTCACGGCTTCATTGGTTATACCGCAAACATAAAACTCTCGCTGCTGCCTGTTTCGGTAAAGTATCGAATTGGTTGGTATGTTGGGGGATTTATCGCCTGCCCTAAGCATTCTGTCTCCATTTTTTAAGTTCCTGCTCCCACGTTACGCACCATTCGCAAGATATAACACTACTATCGCATTCGCAGGAAACCAATCCGCTTTTTTGTCGTATGTTATAATACCAAGCTTTATCGAAAGTGGGATTTTTTACTGTATTCTCAGGTTCTTGCTGCTGCCTATCCGCAGTAAACCGAATCTTGCCAATCCGCTCCAGGTGGAGGACGTACTCAGCGCACAGTTTTGCTATAGGATCCCATTCATCGGGATAGAAAGCCAATTGTGCTGCACGGCTTTTCTGGACAAAATCAGTGGCCGTTTCTAAATCGCTCTTTGTTGGTTGCATGGTGTGATGGTTTTAAATTGAATGTATCTTATTGAATTGTTCTACGGACCTGATTACGTGATATTCGTAGCCGAGTGATTCCACTAACTTTTGAAACTTTATCTGTGCTGGCGATTGAGAATTGTAGCCAACCTTTAATTCGTTGAATCGGACCACATCTAAAACTGTTATTATATCTGATGCGCCAACACATATCTCAATGTCTTTTCTTTTCGCCGCCAATTCATTTGGAACTGGGATTATTACTCCGTTACCAAATCTTTGATATGCGTTCCTGAATGATGCAATGCATTCCATTTGTAAAACTTGTTCGGTCATAATTAAAAGGGTACGTCTGACTCTGGGGCTGGTCCAAAACTAATCCATCTGGTTGAGTGGGTCCTGCCTTGTTGTGTGTCTAAATTATAATACTTTCCATAAGTTTCCAACCATTGTGTAAACTTCTTTTGTGATAACCACTTCTTAAAGTCTTGGTAGTCATTGGTGAATTTTGCAAAGGTTTCGCCTTTATCTAGTCTTATATTCTTTGGTAGATTTTCGTTATCAGCGGACCATTCATAAAACTCAAAAGAAGTTTCCTTTATAAATTTGCGAACTTCAAGGTTATTGAAATCATGTTTGACTAATCCATTTTCAAGATAATACTGAACACAATTAATCATATAGTTGTCAAATCGTAACCATTCGTCTTGGTCCCAATCTGAAAATAGCATATGACCGAATTCGTCAAGAGGAGTGTGTTTGAAATTGAAATAAGCTGACATTTCAACCTCGAACTTCCTTCGTTCGTGTGAGCCGCCCAACCCCCCAAGCGTGTAGTTTGTTGTTATCAAAATCTTTGGGCTTTTCTCAACTGGTATAGATATAGCGTCCTGACCTTTGTATTCCAATGTGATCCCCTCGGTTATTAAGCTGAACAATGACTCAAAAGAGAAATTCTTTTTTACATCGTCGAAAACCAAAAGCTGGGTGTCCGTTGAAACCGTCTGATATGGAAAAGATTTTGTGAATTCAAATGTTTTACCATCAATAGAGGCGACCTTTTTCATGTTTTTTAGAGCGTTCCAAAACAAGCCTTTTCCACTCCCTCCGTTAGGGTTTTCTGATATGGTTTCATCATTGAATATTACCGCCTTATTGTTAGCAGACGTTTTGAATGAATGCAATAAGTAACCGATTACCGATTTGAATGAGTTGTATTTCTTTACATCTTTTCCTGATATAAGCCAAATAAATTTCCTGAACTCTGCCGAGTGATGGTCTGACTTTGCAAACTGCCTGTTTATGATTTGACGCTTCCAAATATAACCGTCAACATCAATATAATCGATTTCATCAACGCCTGTTTTTGTAACCTTGACTACACAATTGTTATAATACAAATAGCATTCGCTGGCTGTGTCCTCTTTTATCTTCACATTTGTGGTTGAGAGCATTGAAAGAAAATCTGGTTTAAAGTAACCAGTATTTGAAGCCATAAAATCATACGGACCATACCCGATATTCTCACGTTCCAGAATGTCGCTCAATACATAATCTTTTATCCTTTTATCATTTGTTTCCTCAAGTAAATTTTGGTCCTTTTTTATAAATGTGAACGTGCCGCTGTTTTCGCTTGGATAGTATTTAAAGAAATTCTTTTGCTCTAGCCAAAACTTGAATTTATGTGTAGATAGGATTATCTTTCCTTTGTCGTTGTAGTACCAAAATTCATCAATATCTAGTTGCTCTTTTAGCTTAGAAACGTCAACGTCTTTGAAAAGTTTTTCAATGTCTTTTTTTGCCTTTCCAGAGCGTATTAGTTTTTCTACCTTTTCTCTGGTTTCATGGTCCTCAAAATGTTTTGTACCCGCTGGAGTCTGTTTGTTGTAGGAACTTTTTACAATCGACTCAATTTCCTTTTCTTTTCCTCCAGAGTTAAATTTAAGACATTCATGCAAAGCATCGGATTTCGAAATACCAAAATCATAAAATGCGGACGCCAAAATATAAAGGTTTGTGTTTTTTTTACCGATGGTCATTCCGTATTTTTTTTCCCACCAAACCAAAAGCTTTTCAATTATTTGGTTTTCAGAAGTCATCCTAACAATAGGCTCTTTTGTCCCTATATCCTCAATATCTGGCTCGTCCATTTCAATCCACACAATCGAATCATGATTGATATATAAATCAGGGTCATAAGATTCAAAGCAGAATCTCGAAACATCCTTTCCTGATTCATCCCAATTAGGGGAATTGTAATGTTTTTCTAATGCCTCAAAATACGCTTTATGGTTTTTTGTAACTGCGGGTATCTTAACCAAAACTTTTACGCCCTTCGCAGATGGTGAAATCCAAGCAGCGAAAACAAACTCATCCGAGATGATTGAGTCCTTAAAATTCGTTGCATCATCAACCGTTTCGAATTTATCAAAATCCAATATTATAAGCCCCGAGTGCTCAATCAATCCGCTTGCGGACCTTTGCGAAAACTTTCCGTTAAAACAGCAACCAGATAGCTTTGATTTATTCTTAGCGTAATCCTCGTCGGACATTTTTCTCAACTGTTCCACTAAATCCTTTGACTTGCCTGACCTTATACGGTCCAAACAATACAAAAGATTTTTTTGGAACGGGCTGTTTGGTTGCCGAACATCTTTGAATATCGATACTATTGGGTTAATCATGTTTGGTTGGGTTTGGTAGAAATAAAAAATCCCTTAAATCAACGGCTCTCTGACTTCCGTATCATTAAAGGATTTAGTATAATGCTTTTAAAGATTTCAGAGAGTAATGCAAATATAGTGATTATTATGACATATGCAATAAAAAAGTAAAAATTAATATAAGACACGGTATAAGACACGCTTTAAAGTGTTGATTTTATTGTGCTTAAGTCATTTTTTTACCAAAAAGTGACGTTGTGTAACGTAAAAATTGAATTTTTATTTTAAAAAACTTGTTTTTCGTAAAAGTGCGTTTTTTTATATAGGGAGTTAGGTAAAATATAAGACACTAAGACACGCTTTTATTGGGCTTACGCGTGTCACTTATAACACGCAGCCAATTTTTCACGTATTTTGTCGATTAAATATTCATATGTTCGGGGAACCCCATACTGTAATTTGTTGGAAAATCCATACCTAGTCTTTAGATAAGACATGATTTTTTCACGCATTGTGTTGTTTCTTTTTCTTAATTCGTATTTTTCCTTCGGCACATTGTTCAGTCTCCATAAATCAACGTATTTTTCGATTAGTATTCTGAAGTAATCATTTTTGTTATTCGTGGTCCTTAGAACATACTCCATTATTTTACGCCCATCTGGCATTGGAACTTTTGAAACAAGCATGGTTTTCTTTTGAACTACCTCTAGTTCTGGTTGCTCTCCAAACAAAACTAACTGCTGTTCCTTTATCACTTGGTTAATGTGACCGCAATCGGGACAAGGCTCTTTATTCTGTCCAAGCCAATTATATCCGCACTCGTCGCATTGGACCAGAACTTCTTTTTTCTTTTTTGCTGGATGTAGACCAATATAAAATATCTTGGACCAATCAATATTGTCAGACCATTTACCAAGCCTTGCAACATTTCCGCCCAAATCGATTAAAATGAAGTGGTCCTTAAATATACCATCCTTTACTGTCCTTGCGCCCCTTCCTGTGATTTGATGAAATAAGGAAAGCGATTTTGTCGGTCTGTTTATGATAATACACTCAACCTCTCGGACATCAAAACCAGTCGTAAAAGTGCCAGTAGAAACCAGAATCGCGCCTTCAGTTTCTTTAAACCACTTAACTATACTATAACGCTCCGATGAGTCGTTATTTACCGAATCGTAGGAGCGTATTGGATATTCTGAAAACGTATCTACAAGGGTTAGGTTTTGTTTTGTTGACGCTGTAAAAATCATTGTCTTTTTACCCATCGCTTTCTCTAGATATTCATCCAAAACATTTTGGTCATGCTTTACCGACTCCTCTGCAATTTCATTTTCATCAAAATCGTCATTTTCTTTTGCTTCTAGATTTGAATAATAATCATAGCAATAAACAACCTCATCAACCAAGGCGCCTTGTTCTATCAATTGCTTAATTGGCGGTCCTATGTTTATGGTTTCATAAGTTTGGGACATAAGTACTGGCGCGCTCCATTTTTCAGCCTTCTCGTTATAGCAGCAAACTTCGCGGGTTTCATGTCGGGAATTACAATAACTGCATTCATAATATGTGACTCGCTTGTTTATGATTGGCGTAGCCGTAAAGCCTACACGCTTTGCCGATTCGAATAAAGAAAATGATTTTACATGGACCTGTTCGTGGGCTTCGTCTATTATAAGCAGTCCGATATCAAGAGACATCTTTCGACTCCATATTGTTTGAGTCATTCCAACATACACGTCGGCATTCCAATTAGGTTTTGATTTTGAAGTTATCCTTTCGTTTAATATTCCAAATTCAGCTAGAGTGTCTGATGTCTGCCCTACAAGTTCGTCACGATGTACAGAAACCAATACCTTTTTATTTGGGTTTTGTTCGGTCCAACGCCTGATGAATTCAGACATTATCACCGTCTTACCCGAACCGGTTGCAGATTGATTTAGTACGGAATCATGTACGATTAATTTTTCAAACGTCGCCTCGACCATCTGCTCTTGATAGTCGTATAATTCATATTTTTTCATAATAAAAAAAGGTCCAAAACCTCTCTAAGTTATGGACCGTGTTTTATGTTTTTCTTAGTTCAGAGAGTAGATAAATTTACAATTTTTTATTTAATTTACTTGGCAAAAACTCATAAAATATATTCATGCGCCTATGTTCAGCGCCCAACAGCATACTGCATTTGGAGTATGGAACACCAAACCTTTTGGCAACCCGAGTTAACGAGTTGCCATATTGGTTTAGGAGTTGTTTTTTAGAAACTTCCACCTTGAGCGTCTATTTTCCAACA